TCGGAATGGAAAAACCATATGTTACCCCGTCTAACTAGTTCAGGGCTCACACTTGGTATTGCCATACTATTGGCGGTGAGTGCGACATGCAACGTACACGGCCCCGTGGTGGGCGCTCGTGAGAGCATGCAGTCCGATATATGTTCGGAGTCTGAACAGAAAGATGGACCAGTAAGTGGTTACCCATCTTATTTAAGCTAAGTTAAATGGTTTTTCTGTGGATTTAGAGTAGAATCAAGGCTTGTTGCGGAAGCAAAAATACAATCGGTCCCTAAAAATCAAAAATAGGAACGAAGGTTGAATTATTAAATCAATCTGTCGCAAGCAAGAGGTTCTTGATAACCTCATTTCTTCATAGATGGAACAATGAAGAACGCGTCTGGAGCCTGTCCCAGTGTTGGCGGTGATCCTGGGGTGTACATACCCCCAATATACATGGCTGGAATTCCGCGATAAATTCCAAATTTGGCATTATCTCCAATCGATTGGTAGACGGTAAAATCATACGCGCCTCCCGCATTCGAGTAAATCACAAAGAATGGAACAAAATCAGGTAGTTTTGCAGGATTGGAAGTTGTTTGTTCGTTTGCTGTCAAATATTTCTTGGTAGTACGAAATGGTATGACGGCACGCGAAAAACCCGGGCATGATAACGACGCAAGTGGTACGTCGGCCACAGTTCCCGGAACTGTGGTAGGTGGTGTTACACCAAATGCTGAAAGCCATGGGTATGTTGTACTCCCAGGGAATGGTAGCATTGTGCGCAGCACGTTTGGGTTGGTAATGATAGCTGGTGCTGAACATATGGGAACATTAATAATCCAGGCGCGCATATTTGCGCCTGATCGTATATCAACATCAAAACATATGTCCCCAACGTAGCCAACAAAACATGCAGCAATTTTGTTCATTACTGTGAATGTTGGTACTCCGCCAATCCCATAAAACATCGACTTTCCTGTTGGATTGAACAATGGTGTAACGTAAAGTGAGTCAGCTGCCAATGTGCCAGAAGCAGCGTGCCATGGTTGGGAGCGTTTACAGAGCTCTCGCAAATCCTGGGGTGTGCTGATGACTGGTAGGTAATTGACAACTGTGATCGCATTTTCTGTTTGCGCAACTGTCTCAGCTGAAGTGATGGTTTGTGCGCCTGTAGTTTCATCGGTAGTGTCGCTCGAATCAATGTCGGCGCGCGCAGGGTTATCCGACTCTGTACCCTGTACAGCAGTGTTTGCCGACGCCGTGTCCCCGTGTTTTTGAACTGGGGTACGCCCATCCTCATGCATGGCATTAAGGACTGCTCCCGCCATCCGCTCAACCATCGCGTTGGACGCTGGTCCGCGATTCTTATGATCGCGTGTGCGTGGAGGCGCGTCAAGAAGCGACAAATCCGCATGCGAATTATTCCAAGTTCGCCCACTTGGTACAAGAGACTTACCAGAAGTGGCGAACCACGCGTGTGCAGCCAATGCTGGCTCGTTCTGTGCTGGGACAACCATCTCCATTTTCTCCCACGCGTATGATATTTCGATGTCGCAGGAAGTCCCACACGTAGAGTCAAGTGGTACCATGATTGGGACTGATTTGATAAGGTGCACACTTCCAGCAAGAGCCGCAATATTTGGAATACCTTGTGATGAATAGTATTCGTTGTAATGGCGGTACGGTATACGAAAAACGACCGGAGTGGCAGCAGATAAGTCAACAAGCGCATAAGGCAGCGATGACACGCCGGGTAAGCCGTAGCCTCCAGCCGTGACGGTCGCTTTGTCTTGGAATGGTGCGAAGAACAACAAAAGCTGGCCTCCGAAGTTGACATTGCCTTTTGGAGCCACCCGTATAAGTAGATTCCCCCGAAAGTATTCAGATGACGCAACGACGTATCCGGCATTCTGGTTAACGAAGTCGTCGGGGACGTTACCTGTGAAAATAGCGCCGGTCGATGACGATGATAAAGAAAGTGCGATTGGTGGTGTCCATTTCATCGCAAGCTCAGTCAGCTCAATGGGTTTGACCTCATGTATTGGTGCGACTGGTCGGTTAACATCGACACGTCTAACCCGGCGAACAGATTGTACTGTCATGCCAGAGCTGCCAGAATTCTTAGCGTAAAGCATCTCCATCGTACTCTTGAATGTTTTGAGTACGTGTGTGCGTTGATCACGCTTCTTCTTCTCTTCAGCCAATTCTGCATCGAGGACTGTCTGATGTTTGGCAGCCATCGATGGTACAAGATATGTTGGAACAAGGCCCATTGGTGAGCCAGCGTCGTTAAAACAGAAATCACTGCCACTGAGCCAAATTTGTATGACTGGCCCGCTAGTATAGCATTG